TTATCCGATCCATTTCACCGTAAAACCGTTTTGATGGCTCACTTCCCATTTTGCTCCAAGCTCCAGCTGTCCTTTGATGCGGGCGCCGGTAACATAGAGCTTTTCGTTGGAAAGATAGGCCACCGCTGTGCCGTTCTGGTAAAAGGTCATTTTTTCCGGTGTCCATGTGGTGAGATTTGCCGTGCGGATGACCTCTACCTCCTGTCCATCCACCGTTTCCGTTCCGGAAACGGCAATGTTCTGCCCGATGGCAATGCCAAGCACCGGAGTCGCCCCGTCATATTCCACAATGCCCGCCCGCAGAAAGCCCTGTGTCCTGCTGATATAGCTCTGCAGCTCACTTTCCGTTTCCTGCGTTCCGCTCTGCAGCTTCGTGCAGATGTCATACAAAGCCGTCACATCCGCAGCTGTCATGGTGTAACGGCCACTCATCTCCTCGGAAAAGGTGCCAAACTCGCTTTTTGCCACATATTCCCCGTGAAGCGTCCGTTCGATCTCCTCCATCTGCCGCTCCACCGTATCCGCGGTTTTCAGGATAAGCGCCTTGAGCGCTGCGCTGCTGCTTTCCATTTTCTGCGCCGTCTCACCTGCAGCCGCTTTTACCAGCCGAGCCTTCATTCCCTCCGGCACCTCGCCCATCTCCATTTGCGTCCGGGCTTCCGTCAGCGCCAGACTCAGCCTGTAAAGATAGGAACGGAGCAGCTGCAGCTGCTCCGTTACGCTTCCCCGAAGGATCGGCGGCGTCTCATAGCTTTTCATACCGTACCGCCCTCCAGTACCCTGTATATGCTGAAGATCACCGCATCGCCCCTGCCTTTCAGCTTTACGGCAAAGTGATCGCATCTCCGGGGTCTCAGGGGCACCGTCACCGTACCGCTCCCCGCAGGCAGATGCACCGTCTGGGGTTCCCAGATTCCCGAGGAGTCATACTGCACATAGACCTGCAGCTGCATCTCCCCGCAGGCCTTCAGCCGAAGCTCCAGCCGGGAAAGAAATTTTCTCCCGGGATATTCATATCCCAGCCTGCCGCTGACCGCTTCCCATTCCACGACCGGCTCTTTTTCCCCTTCCGAGCCTGTCATGGCAAGCAGGGCGCCGGTATCTCCGTCTATGCACCAAAGCTCCTTTTCCGTCCGTGCAAATGCCGCGCCGTGAAGGGAATCCTCCCGCAGCCAGATCTTTGCGGCCATATCGTAGACAAACATATGCCTCTTTCCCGTTTCATCCCGCATGGAGCACCAGTACCGCTCTCCCAGAGAGCCTCCCGCCGCATCATCATAGCGCACATCTCCCAGCGCCTGCGAAATGAGGACCGGCATCGCCCCGTCATATACGCATATCCCGTCCGGCGCTTTGTAAAGCAGCAGCTCGCCCACCATGGCAGCCGAGCGGCAGCACCCCCGCTGGATCCCTCTGCAGGCAGTTTCCAGAACGCCATGACCACCGGAAGGGGACACCGTGATCCTGTGGAGCACCGTTTCCTTGAAAAATACGGGACTGCCCAGAAAATTCACCGCCCCGGTGAATGCTCCGTCACTGCCGAGAGACGCCGCCCATGAATCCGTGGAAAGGCCCGCAAACACGTTCCAGTTTTTGAAATCTCCCAGCTTGCAGCAATAGAGCTCGTTGACGAACGCCCCGTCAGCAACGCCGTATCTGCAGCCCCAAAGCCGATTTTGCGCCTGACAGACGAAATCCATCTCCGGGACCTTTCTTTTCAGCGTAACACCGCCATTCTGACTGCATGCTCCATCCAGGATCCCCGGGATCACCACAAAATTCTCCCCGCACACATGGATACAGTGCGTTCCGTTGAGGCGCTCCACCTGTTTTGCCGCCGTTTCGGAGACATCCGTTACCCCGCACCCGGAAATACAGATCCCGTCACCGTCGCGAAACGCACTTCCGATCCCCGGCGCCTCCATCTTCACATACACCGCGGCGCTCTCCGTCCACATACCGAGCACAGCGGAATACTGCCTCAGCACATGGGGCTCTGCGGAGGTGTCCAGCCACCAAGCCCCGTTTTCCGCGGGAGAAGGCTCCTGCTGCTGAATATAGGTCACGGTGTAAATGCCTCCCGTACCATCACACAGGGAATAGCTCACCCTGTTCTCCCCCGCAGACCATTCTGCTTCCATATATCCGCAGTCACTGTAATTCTGCGTGTTGAAGTACACCTTGTCCGGGAATATGCACAGGTACGCGCCCATGGAAACAAGCTGCTTTCCGCATAGGTTATCCTCCCGTTTCAGCGCAGCACCGGCTTTTGTCAGATATCCCGTCACATTCTCTCCCCCGATGAAGAGCTCCGTTCCGTCGATCCATACCGGGGCGTCCCGTCCCGCAAGTCCCTGCGGATCCCGCAGTCTGTGCACCGTCCCACGTTTTTTCCGTACGGAAAGCAGGGGGACAGCCTCTCCCGTCAGATTTTTCATGTCATACCATGCACCATCCGGGATCCTTTCCCGATGGTCATAGCCGTAAAAAGCATCGGTCACCAGCCTCTGTGTCTCAGGTGCCCTGACCGTCGGATAAAAGGCCATATTTCTCCTTTCTCAAAGCCGAAACTGCACCACAGGGCGCAGCGGTGCATACGTGCGGTTGTACCAGTCCATAAATGTAAGGTATGCTCCGTTGAAAAGCCCCGCCGATACATTGTACCGTGCCGTCTCTCCGCTTTCTCTGTCCATCTTGCTTTCCAGATAGGCGGTGTAAAGCTCCTCATCATAGGGAGGCGGCGCAAGAAGCACTGTCCCCGGGTCGGTGTCTCTGTTGTAGCCGTCAAACTTTTCCGGTGCATCCCCATGGTTTTTCAGGATCTCCTGAAAAATCATGCCGTCAAGGGAAGAGAGCCACGCAAGCTTCTCCTCCCCGGTAAATGCATTCGGCCGCAGCCTGTCGGCCCTTTCCATGGCTTCACGAATGGTCATCTCTTTCTCCTTTCCGCAGCAAGCAGCACAGCCGTAAATCCCCGCTTTCTCCGCAGGATACCGAAAAGCTTCATTCTCCCGCCTCCTGCAAAAGCACAAGGTGTGGCGTCCTCTCCGGCGTTCGTCCCACCACCGTGTATACGGAACCGTCTGCCCGATGAAGCCTGATGTCATATTCGTATGTCCCCAGCAGCAGCGTCTTCGTATCCTCGGGCAGAAACACGAACCGCCCCTCATCATCCGCCTGCTTCACCAGTTTCACTTCCCTTACCCCCGCAGTAAAGATCAGCGCATCCGTCTCCTCCAAGATCAGCTCCGCCCCGTTTTCCTCACGGACGGAAACCGTAAATTCCCCGCTGTCTCCCCGCGTCAGATAAAGGTCCTCTCCCCGTATCTCAAACATGGCATCTCCTTACTGGGCATGCTGCCAGATCCATTCATCCCGCTTCCGCGCAGCTCTTGCGGAGCGCCGCAGCTCCTCGGCAACAAACCATGGAACCGATACATTCTGTCCTCTGGGGATCTGCCATGCTCTGCCGTTCACCGCCACCCAAACGAAATTCTGCTCATTTTTTCCTGCTCTGTCCAGAAAAACCGTTTCTGTCTTCATTCCGTTCCTCCATTTCCTTTGTTTTTCCTCCACGAAATCCGCCCTTATCTTACCGTAGGGGCGGATTCCATATCCGCCCGCCTAAAGGCTCCCTCTGACAAGGGATAGATCACCATCCACCCCGCTGCTGAGCCCTTCTTCCTCAGTTTGCGGTATCGGTGCCGCTGTAGGCGGAGCAGCTTTCCACGCGCACAAGACGGTCGTTATAAAGGATCTTTGCCGCCTGACTGAACTTGTAGCCCACGGTGGAGAACTGATCCAGAGGCCCGCCGACCTCTCCCTTGGGATGAATGATCATCTCCATTCCCGCGCCGTCGGGATCAATGAGGCCAAACGCATCCTTGCCGAAGAACATGGTGGCATACACGGCTGTCTGACCGCCATCGGCGCTTTCGCTGCCGCCCTCACCGGGGATCAGCAGATCCCCGGCTGCGGAAACATCATCCTTGGTGCCCGCAAAGATCCGCTTGCCTGCAGGATCCGCACCGGTGATCACATAGTGTCCGCGGAGAGCACCATCCGCACCGCAAATCAGGATCTCTCTGCCCACCAGCGTCTCATCGGGAGTCTCCTGAACGGTCATGCAGTAGAGATCGGCAATGCCGAACTGCGCAGTCTCACCGGAGACCGCAGACCAGCCGGAAGCCGCAGTCAGATTCCGCTTCTCACCGAGATCAGCGCCCACCAGCACGGGAGCCTGGGTGGACTCCACAAAGCGGACGCCGTGAAGCTCGCCGATCTCGCCGCTGAACAGCTCCGCTGTGCCTGCATACTGATGGTAGTCGATCCATTCATTGCTGCTGCGCAGATCATACGCCACAGAAGGATGGATCACCGCCACATACTTGCCGTCAATGCGGGGCGCCTTCAGCTTTTTGAGCCATGTCGCAGCCTGATTCACCATATCGGGGGTCAGAAGACACTTTTTCCCCTCCTCATAGGTAAGCTCCCATCGGGCCTGAGGCACGGCCACCACATTGCCCTCCTCATCCCGGGATGCGGCATACAGCACGTTTGTGCCGGTCATGAGTTCATCCCGCACAAGGGTGTCCTGTGTCTGCCCCGCGGAAGCGGCAAGCTCCTCCGCTGCGCCGAGGATCACGTCGTCCACCGCATGCAGCTCCAGCTCATCGGACACGGTCACATACATGCCGAACTGACCGATCGTGGAGGTCATGGCGCTCTGACCGAACTTTTCCCCGGAGGGGATCACGCCCTCCTGCAGAGCACCCGCATTGGGCAGCGTGTTCCACTTGCGCCATTCCACGGTTTTGCCTCTGCCTGCAGGCATAGGCTCCATGCGGCCAAGCTGCGCGTAAAGCAGCTCAGGGCGCGCATTTTCCAGCAGCTCCGTGTCATAGTAGGTCTTCATGGTGGGGGACATGGTGTCCCTCCCGGAAAACGGCACTGTGCTGCCTGTGTAAGCATTGGTGTAGCCTGCGGTGCCGTTCACCACAGAACCGGCGTCTGCAAACATCTGCAGAGCATGTACATTCATTTCCATATTGATTTTCTCCTTTCTTTTTTCCGATCCGTCCGGCCGGCGTCACCGGAATACGCCCGTATCCCGTTCTTCAGGCGAACGACTCCATCCAAACGCATTCCGCGTAAGAATCTGTTTTTTCAGGGAACGGTACCGCCCGTCCCCGTAAAGGCTCCCTTGTGTAAAGGGAGCTGTCACGGCGAAGCCGTGACTGAGGGATTGTCCTCCCCGCAGAAACCTTCCATCCCGCCGTAGGGGCGGATTCCATATCCGCCCGTCCTCCGTCCCCCGCACAAGGCTCCCTCTGACTTAGGGAGAGATCTCACCCCAATTCGCCGCAAAGCGGCACCTCTTCTCTTCACTCTTCACTCTTCTCTTTTCACTTTTCTCTTTTCACTCCAAAGTAGGGGCGGTCATCGACCGCCCGCTCTCCCGTCCCCCGTCCCCCGTAAATCCAATTCGCCGCAAAGCGGCACATTTTCTCTTCTCTTTTCTCTCTTCTCTTTTCACTCCAAAGTAGGGGCGGTCATCGACCGCCCGCTCCCCCGTCCCCCGCAAATCCAAATTGCCGCAAAGCGGCACCTCTTCTCTTCACTCTTCTTTCTTCTCTTTTCACTCAAACTGCCCCGTCCTTCGTAAGGCTCCCTCTGACGAGGGAGCTGTCAGCCGAAAGGCTGACTGAGGGAGAGATTTCAATCAAATCCGCCGCAAAGCGGCACATTTTCTCTTCACTTTTCACTCTTCACTTGCACGCTCCCCGTCCCCCGCAAAGGCTCCCTTGTGCAAAGGGAGCTGCCGCCGCAGGCGGCTGAGGGATTGACCCTCCGCGCACAAACCTTTCATCCCGCCGTAGGAAAAATCCTGCAAACTGCCCTTTACCAGACGATCTTCTCGCCGCTGCGGACACGTCTGCGGATGTCTGCCCGCTCCTTTTTGGAGAGATTCCGCGGATCGTCCTGCAGCACAGCGCCAACACCCTGAGAACCGTTTTCGGGAGGTCGCAGTCCGCCGGAACGGACAGCACCTGCCAGCTTTTCCTGTGCCTTGCGCGCCGCAAAGGCCATCATCGCCGGGGCGATTTCCTCTCTGTGCAGTGCCTCATACGCAGTCCGCACATCCACACCGAAGCCGGGCGCCGTCAGCTTTGCAAAACGGCTGTCCCGCAGCTCCTTTGCAAGGTCAAATCCGGGATACACCTTCCGCACCTCTTCACTCTGCCGTATCATCTCCTGCAGATGTCCCTGCAGCTGAGCCTTCCGCTTTTCCGCACTTTCCCGAATGTGACCTGCCAGCGCCGCGTCATCCTCCACGCCTGCTCTCTGCCGCATTCCCTGCAGCACAGGCTCCAGTGTCCGCAGCGTTTCCTCCGCATCCTTCGCCCCCTTGAGCCTCGCCCGAACGGTCTCCTGCATCTTGCCGTTGTATTCCGGATCCTCCATCAGCTCATCCCATGTAGGCTTCCGTCCGTTTTCCTCTCCGGCCTTTTCCTCACCGAACATCTGCAGCATTTTCTTTTCCATTCCATCCTCCCTGATCTGTTTTCGTGATCTTCATGCACCGTACAAACTCCGGGTACATGCTCTCCAGCACCAAAAACCCCTTCCACAGGATCTCATAAACTTCCTTTTCTCCTCCCCCGAACATGGCCTCTCCCGCAAAGATCCTCCCCGGCACCCATTCTCCGAGGGTGTGCGCCAATATGGAAACTGCCGCGCATACCAGATCCTCGCCGTACTTTCCCGCTCCCGCATGACCGCTCACCCGGAGAGACGGCACTGCCGGGTTATACCGTACCTGCACCATATCACACCTGCGAGGCCTGCGCCGCCCGCTGACGGCTCTTTCGCACCGCAGCCGATTCTCCGGGAGCCGCCCTGCCTGTGATATTGCTGATCTCCCCGGGCATATTCACCTCTCCCTTTCCCTGCATTTCCGGCACCTTCTCTGCCGTATCCTGCAGCACGGCGGCATTCTGACGGATCCGCCGGATCACCGCATCCTTGCCGTCAAAATCCATCATTTCCAGACAGCTCAGCGCCTGCAGCGCATTCCGGGGCTGGAAAAATCCCAGCTTGTAAAGCTGCAGTGCCGTTTCATTCTGCCCCATGGATGTGTACGCGGTTTTTTTTGCGGGTGCCGCCTTCACGTCAAATCCCGGCGTACGCCAGCCCATGTCCACGCCGAAATCCACCCCCTGGGCTTTGGGGACCATGGCGGCATTGGAGAAGCTGATGAATGCCTCTCTCCCCGCCTCACCTGTAATGCGGAAGGCTCTGGGCATTTCGTAAAACTGCCGCACAAGCTCCACCACCTGCTCCACCACGCGGGAAAAGGCCCGGTACGCCCCTCTTGTGGAGTCACGGCTCATGCGCCCTGCCGTTTCCTGCAGCGCCGCGATGGCGGAAGCCGCCGTCACACCGGAGGGATTCTGCCCGTTCTGCACATCCTGATTGCCTGCGGTAAACTTCAGCTCCTCGATCTTGTTGTTCAGCACCGCAACGCAAACATCCGCCACCGGAGATACGGTGATCTGCCGCACGGAATCTGCACCCAGATTCCCGCTGACATGGACAAGAGGCGCCGTCCAGTCTGCAAACTCCTCCTCATTTACGGCACCGTCCCCGCGGATAAAATACCGGGGCTCCGCCGCCATCAGCGCGTTTCTCGTTACTGCGCTTCCCAGCCTGTCAATGCTGTCCTGTGCGTGCTTGCCCACATCCACATAGCCGAACCCGCAGGGACTTCCCTCCACGGGATAGAGCCTGTCAAATACAAAAGGGTACATTCCGTGGTCATACCAGCCTCTTTCGCAAAGCTTCGGGTCATTTTCCGTGGCATACAGCACCTGACTTCCCGCGTATTTGCAGTAATGGAGCTTTCCTCCCTTTTTGTAGTACCAGTCCACCACGGGAACACGGTCTGCCGTGTCCGCGCCATCCTCATTGAGATATCGGCTCACCGTCACGCCGCCGTGAACCGCCCCGGCATCAGGCCACGCGTTTTTGAGCTTCTCTCTGTCCCACATCTCCACATGGAACAGATTCGGGGACTTCTGTATATCCGTAAGTCCCGGTTCCCAGAACAGGCTCAGCACATCCGCCCGGGTCACCGCCACATCACCCAGACCGTGAAGCTTTGCCGGATCCCAAAGGATCTTGTACACCCCTGTGCCCTGCTTCAGCTTCTGCCACATCACATCGCTCCACACCTCCTCAAAACCGCACTGCTCCAGAATGCAGGGCACCACCGCCCCAAGAAGTCTTGCCGTCTCCCGGTCAGATGCCTCTCTCGGCAGAAAATTCGGCTGCGGATAGGCATCCATGGCATCCGCATGCTTGCCTGCAATGGTGTTGAAGAGCCATGCGGACACATTTTCCCGCGGGTCTGTCCTCCCATCTCTGGGGATCTCGTTGTGCCGCAGCTTCCACCATTGCTCCGCCTCCACGATTCTGGCCTCCAGGGCCGCCTTTCCCGCCCGATACTTCCGCAGAAGCTGGTTTGCCCGGGTGATGGCACCCTCGTCAATGATCTCCGTCATACCTTCCTCCTCTTCTTTCCTTTCTGTTCCTTGCCAATTTCTCCGTCCCCCGTAAAGGCTCCCTTGTGCAAAGGGGCCGACGCGTTAAGAAAATGTGCCAGTGGCACATTTTTAGCCAAAGGCGGGAGCAATCTGTGATTGCGACCCGGGCCGAAGGCTGTCACGGCGAAGCCGTGACTGAGGGATTGTCCTCCCCGCAGAAACCTTCCATCCCGCCGTAGGGGCGGATTCCATATCCGCCCGCTCTCCCGTCCCCCGTCCCCCGTAAATCCAAATTGCCGCAATGCGGCACCTCTTCTCTTCTCTATTCTCTTTTCACTCAAACTGCCCCGTCCTTCGTAAGGCTCCCTCTGACGAGGGAGCTGTCAGCCGAAAGGCTGACTGAGGGAGAGATTTCAATCAAATCCGCCGCAAAGCGGCACATTTTCTCTTCACTCTTATCTCTTCACTTTTCACTCTTCACTTGCACGCCCTCCCGTCAGCTCTCACCCCACCTGCGCACTCTCCGCAGCGGCTCCAGCTGATTGAGGGGATCTGCCTGCAGGGGACGCGGGCTTTCCACAGGCCTCGGCTTTACCGGTCTTGCCATGCATAGATACCGCCACTCATCCGCCGCATGATCCTCACCTGTGGTATCCAGATCCTCCGGCACACGCTCATCGAACCGCAGCGTGGGGATCGTCCTGCGAAATGCACTGCACCCCTCAAACACATACATCCCCGCATAGCCGTTTTCATCAAACTGCAGCCTGTATCTGCACTGCATCCAGCCGGGGATACGGGCATTGTCCCCCGGGGAAAAATACACTCCGTATTTCCCTGCGGTCTCCGCTGTGGATTCCCCTCTGGAAGCATCCCAGATGGAGGGATCCGCCACTCCAAGGATCTTACGGCCCTTCAGCCACGGATGCTCCCGTTCGATCCTCGCGATCTCCGAAAACTGTTTTTCGTTGTTCCAGCGCACCCCCTCATCCGGTGTTCCGCTGCAGCCGTACAGCTCCAGAATGCGGTAGATCGTCCCATCCGGGTCAACCGCCCACCATCCGCAGGAAAAGGGCTTTGCATATCCCCAGTCATAAGAGCGGTAGATCTGCCAGCCTGCCGGCGGCGCAAAGGGCTCGATGACATGGGTAAACCGCCTGTCCCGGTAGTGTGCGGGATCATCCCGGAACTCCCCGAAAAACTGTCCCTGAAATACATCCCATTTCCCGTAAAGCCAGGCCTCCCGCAGCTTTTCCGGCAAAGCCTCCAGCGTGCGGAGATATTCCGGCTGCGCTTTCATGAGCGCGGTGTTATCCTGCACAAGAGACTGGATAAAGGCGTAATCCTCCCCGTTTTCTCCCGGCTCATACCGTCTGTCGATAAAGAGCCGCTTGATGTACCCGTGTCCCTGACCGCCGGGATTGCAGGTAAAATACACCCGCTTCGGAAACCCGTTCACCCCGCGGACGCAGGCTGTGATGGTCCGCATCTGCTTTTCCGAAAGCTGCGTTGCCTCGTCCAGAAAGATCACGTCGTATTCCACGCCCTGCAGCCTGTCAAGGTCGCTGTCCTTTGCGCAGTACATAAAATCCAGCACGCTTCCCCCGGGAAAGCGCAGGCATTTGTGCCTGTCGTTCCATACCGCCGCACCCTGCAGCATCCGCCTGAGCACATCCACATGATTGTGCATCAGTTCTGCATAGGTCCTGCGCACAAGCAGCATCCGGATCCCCGGGTACTTCATTGCCAGCAGTACCGCCTTTGTCCGTACAGCCCAGGATTTCCCGCCCCCTCTTGCTCCGCCAAAGGCCACATATCTGTGCCTGTCCCGCAAAAAGCGCTTCTGCTTTTCATTGGGACATTCGATCCTGATCCTTGTTTCCACTGCAGTTATCCATCCTTTCGCCCGTCCCCCGTAACTGAGGGAGAGATACCAATCCCCCCAAAGCAGCACCTTAACGCTTCACTTGAACTGCCCGAAGCTCCGCTCACCCGCAAAACGCCTCTCCGCCTTCAATCTCCACGACCACCTTTTCCTGCCCCTGACTGTTTTCCCGGTTTTTCAGCATCTCCAGCCGCTCTCTTGCGATCCGCAGAGATTCCTCCTGCCGCATCCCCGGAATTCCCCAGAGCTCCCGCACGGCCTCGCTCATCTGCTTCAGGGTTCCCGATGCCGCCCGAAACGCATCCATATCCGTCCGCTGAAAGATCTCCTCCCGTTTCGGACCGCCCGCCTTGTCGCTGACCAGATACCGTCTGAAAGCCTGCGGATCCTCTACCACATCCCGAAACCGCTCCGTCATAGACTCTGCAGAGCGCATCAGATCCTCCATCACCGCAAGCCCCGTTTTCTGCGCCCGTTCCAGCGCCTTTTCGTAAAGCTTCTTCCGGAATGCCTTTCTCTGCTCCACCCAGCCTTCCGCAGCGCAGCGTCTTTCTGCCGCGCCTTTGGAAACGCCCAGTCTTGCCGCCACCTGACCGCAGCTTGCCCCGGTGGTCACATACAAAAGCCTTGCCTGATCCCAGACAGCGCCGCATCGCTCTGCTGATTTACCCTCCATCAT